CGTGAAAAACATGAAGGCACAGCAGTTCCTGAAAAGAAAAAATAAAGCTCAGTAAATTTCTAATTAAATAAAAGGACTGCTTGACACAGTCCTTTTTTTATCATATAATATAAACATGGATTACTACGCTACCCTAGGACTAAAACGAAACGCCAGTGATGCCGAAATAAAAAAGGCATACCGAAGCATGGCCATGAAATATCACCCAGATCGAGGCGGTGATGAAAAGAAGTTCAAAGAAATATCACAGGCTTACGAATTTCTTAGCGACCCCCAGAAAAAACAAATCATAGACCTTGGCGGTGATCCTAATGCACAGCCGGGCATGGGTAGAGGTCAAAATCCGTTTGAGTTTCATTTCGACACTGGTAATATGCATGACATTTTCGGTAACTTTGGCTTTGGCGGATTTGGTCGCCAGCCTCAACGCAGAAATAGATCCCTAAACATCAATGTAGAAATTACCTTAGAAGATGTGCTTAACGGCAAAGACTTTACCGCTGAAGTTTCAATCCCTGGTAAGAATAAGATGATCAACATTCAGATTCCTCCGGGCATAGAGCATGGACAACAAATTAGATACGAAGGCATGGGTGATGATTCAATACCCAGTCTCAAACCAGGAGATTTATTGGTTAATGTCATAGTGCGTGAACACCCCATATACCGACGAGAAGGCACATCGTTGATCGTAGAACGAGAAGTAAGTGTATGGGATGCATTGCTGGGAGCTAGTATAGAAATACAAACACTAGATCGTAAAACATTATCAATGAACTTGCCACCCGGTACACAACCGGATACAGTAATGAGTTGCAGAGGTGAAGGTTTGCCCAATATGCGCACAAGGCAGCGAGGTAACTTATTGATAAAAATTAAAGTATCAATCCCAAAAATTCTACAACCCGAGCAAATCGACCTAATACAACAGATCAAACAAGGAAATATGTAATGATTGAACCCAGTAAGAGCCTACAAGAAATTTTTGAAAAATCTATAGAGATGGCCAAGACTTTGAGTCACGAGTACATAACCATTGAACATATTATCTATGGCATCATGGATGATGAGGATTCTTATAAACTATTAGAAAGTTTTGGTGCTGATGCTAAATTTGTTAAAACAAATATAGAACACTACTTAAAAAACAATCTCAATGATATTAAAACTACCAATGCCAACGCAAAACCTAAAAAGACCAACAGCGTAGAACGTGTGTTGAATCGTTGCTTTACACAGGTGTTGTTTAGCGGTAGACAGCGCATGGAGATAGCAGATATCATTATCAGTGTGCTGTCAGAGAAAAACAGTTTCGGTTACTACTTTCTTACCAAGGCCGGGGTGACTAAAGAAAAGTTTGTAAAGTATTTCCAAGAAAATGTGCAGGTTACCGAAGACGCCGAAGTTGAAACAAGAATAGTGAACTCAAATCAAATAGATCGAATATTGAATCAGTTTTGTACCAATCTCAGTCTCAAGGCCAAACAGCGAAAACTTGATCCTGTAATAGGCCGTGATGACGAAATAGAAAAAATACAATTGGTATTGGCACGTCGAAACAAGGCCAACGTGTTAATGGTAGGTGATCCCGGAGTGGGTAAAACTGCTATTGCTGAGGGCATTGCTCGTAAGATTCACGAAGGCAAGGTTCCTAAATTTATCAAGGACCATCAAGTCTATACTTTGGACATCAGTGCTCTCCTAGCAGGATCAAAGTATCGTGGTGATTTCGAAGAACGAGTTAAAGCGGTGTTGGCTGCACTAGAGAAAAAAGGCAAGATCATCTTGTTCATCGACGAAGCACACATGATGAACGGTGCGGGTGCTGCAAATGGCAGTTCAAACGACATGGCCAATATGTTGAAACCCATACTTACCAAAGGTGTTCTCAAGCTGATAGCATCTACCACATGGGAAGAATATCGCAAGCACTTCGAAGGCGATCGTGCGCTGATGCGTCGATTCCAACGTGTGACCGTTGAAGAGCCTACACCAGAAATGGCTGTGAAGATCCTTAAAGGTCTAAAGAAATACTACGAGCAACATCACAATGTAAAAATATCCGATGCAGCCATCGAACAAGCAGTTAAGCTCAGTGTCAAATATATGAGTGATAAAAAACTGCCTGACAAGGCTATTGATATTATTGACTGTGCCTGTGCTAGATATAAGCTCAAAGATGATGAGGGCATGGAAGGTGTTACACAGATTGTAGACATCGAACAGGTCACCTACGAACTCAGTAAGATGATTAACATGCCATTAGAAACCGTGGCGCAAAAAGAAAGCAAAAATCTTTCAGAGTTAGACACTCAGATGAAGGGTGTGGTCTACGGACAAGATAATGCTGTAGATACATTGTTAGATAAAATCTTTGTGAGTCAGGCTGGCATGAAGGCACCTAACAAGCCTATTGGGTCATTCCTATTCTTGGGACCCACAGGCTGTGGCAAAACCGAAACTGCTAAACAATTATCAGATAAAATGGGTATGCAGTTAATCCGATTTGACATGGGTGAGTATCAGGAAAAGCATTCAGTAGCAAGATTAATTGGTGCTCCTCCGGGTTATGTTGGTTACGAAGATAATGCTGGTATGTTGATCACCAAACTACAAGAAACACCCAACGCTATCTTACTATTAGACGAAGTTGAAAAAGCTCATCCGGATGTTATGAATATTCTTCTAGCGTTCATGGACAATGGTTTTATCACCGGATCCAATGGCAAAGTAGCAGACGGTCGTAATACTATTTTGATTATGACGTCAAATCTCGGAGCCGCTGACAACGAACTCAACACCATCGGATTTGGCGAACTAGAACGTGATGGCGAAGATGACAGAGCCATTAAGAAACATTTCAGCCCAGAATTCCGCAATAGACTAGATGCTGTAATCAAGTTCTCTAAACTCAGTGGCGATACTGTGATCCAGATCGTCAAGAAGTTTGTGGCTGATCTCAACAGTCAATTAAAAGACAAAGGCATTGAGATCGTGGTTAACGCCAAGGCCACACGTTGGCTAGCAGATCGAGGCTACGACAAGAAGATGGGTGCTAGACCATTGGCACGAATCATCGACAATGAAATCAAGAGCCCACTAAGTCGCAGAGTGCTGTTCGGTGATCTAGTAAATGGTGGAAGAGTTACCGTGGATATCATCGATGACAAATTGGATTTCACAGTGGTTGAGATACCAAAACCGTTGACCAAGGAAGAAAGAAAAGCTCTTAGGGCGCAACGAATTGCTGAAGCAGCAAATACACAAGAACAAGATGCTACAACTGAAAACCAAATCGACCAGTCGTAAGTTCTACAACAAATGGTTATATAAAATCAGCCTGCAAATAGACGGCTGTGTGATATTTCGCACACAGCCTATTTCAAATATCAAGGACTGGTTAGAAAATTCTAACAGTGACAGCGGATATCATTATGATAATTGGCGTAGGGCCACAGCTAATAAAGAAATAATAAGCAGCGTTTGTGACTTTTTTAGTTCCTACGACGAAGATGCATACGCAACAAGGGTTGAAAGGAATAGACTAGATGTTTATACCAACGATCCTGAGTTCTACGAAAAACTCAGCCTAGCTAGCCAAGATTACTTGGTGCATAGATTTGAACCCAACATCAACAATCTCGATGTGTTGAATAATTCACAGAACTGTATCACAGTGAGTAAACTGCCCAAGGACAGATATCGCTATCGCGTGTATCTCATGCCGCATAAAATGGCCAAAGATCGTGAAGGCAAACAGAAATATCTAGCCTGGCTGAAATCACAAGCCCCTAGAATAACCTGCACTCCTGCGATCGAACGTTGGTTCTTGACCACAGATTGGAATTGGGACCGTAGATATGTATTAGTTGAAGATGAATCCACACTGCTAATGATGAAACTGCGTGGTGCTGACGTTGTGGGCAGAGTATATAACTTTATAGTATGCGATAAATAGTTGATGAGCAGAGAAACCATAGTATTATTATCAAATATCACTGACGATAGTCAGCCCTCTACGTGGCAATACGGCGAAAAACACATAGGTGCAGGCTATTACAAAAACGGTAACGGTGTGCATACTATGACTTTTGAGCTGAATAATTTCAAGGGCAGCATTAAAATACAGGCCACTCTAGACCTAAATCCCGGTGTCAACGACTGGGTTGATGTAGTTCTCGATAGTTCAGACACTGTGTTAACTGCTATAGATAGCACACCTGTTACTACTAACGCTGCCTGCACATTCACTGGTAAATTTGTGTTCATACGTGTGGCGTATCAGCTGGAACAGGGCATAATCACCGAAGTTCGGTATAATCACTAAACTGTTTGAGACGATAAATATAGTATGACCTCGAGAGGAATACTATGAGAGACCTGTTATCTAAATTAGACGCTATAGTAAGCGAAACAGCATTAAAAAATCCTGAAGATCTTCAGGCCAAACGCAAAGCCCTGGCAGATCTTGAAAAAGATCCTGTGGCTAGCACCGATCCAGAAATCAGCAGTGCAATTACACAAAGAAAAACAGATCTCGAAAAAGAGGCCAAATCTAAAGGATTTGCAGAATCATTTGAAGTAGGTGACGAGTTTGGTATCAGCTTTTCAGAAGATCACGAGATTGCCACTACTATTGTAGATATTCTAGAAGATGGCATTGTAATCGAATTAGATGACACCGCACTAGAGATGCTGACTAATGAAGGCTTACAATTCTTAGAAGGTGAACTAGTAGAAGACAAAGTCAAAGGCACACACGGCAAGGCCTGTTGGAAAGGCTATCGCAGAGTCGGCAAGAACGACTGCACAAAGATAGGTGAAAGCGGATTACAAAGATATACAGGTATTAAAAAATACGGCAAAGATGGATTTGAAGCACTACAGAAAGCAGGGCGTGAGGGTGCTGACGAAGAAGAAAAAGGTCGTATCAAGGACAAGTATCTAAAAAAAGAAGATCACGGTCCCGAGAATCCAGATGCACCTGTGAACTACGGCGAATATGATCGCGAAGGCGACATGGCCAAGGATGATCTACGCACCATAGACAGTGCTGCCGAAGAACTATACAGTATTCTACAAGCGGACGACAATCTTCCAGAATGGGTGCAGAGTAAGATCACCAAAGCTGTGGACTATATTGACACAGCTCGTGATTATATGAAAGCACAGAAATACGAAGAAGGTGTAGCAGAAGGAGATGTTGACGAAGCAAAGTATCAAGGCCGCGAAGTTCCATTAGGTAAAAAGATGGCTGGTGATGTCAAGAAATCCAAAGTATATGTTCGCAAGCCTAATGGTAACATTGTCAAAGTAAACTTCGGTGACAAGAAAATGCGTATCAAAAAATCCAATCCTGCACGTAGAAAATCATTCCGTGCTCGTCATAATTGTGCTAATCCAGGACCTCGTCATAAAGCCAGATACTGGTCTTGCCGGAGCTGGTAATGTTATTAAAAGAAATGTTCAGTGCCATTGGCGCACCCAAAGACGAACAACAAGAAATCGATTGGTTGGATGATTTAAAATTTTTCATCGACAACGATTCAAAAATGCTGGACCAGTATTTTTTCCCTGCGGTGAAACGTCATCGCGAGCACAGAGGCAATCCCAATGTATTCAAGGTCTACATCCGACCATTAGAAAAGTGCATGGGTCATTATTGCGACAAATACGATATCGACGATGCGGAACAAAAGTTTCCCAAAGACAAGCTCATAGACTTGGCCAAACGTATTGCCGGTGAGCAAGAAAAACACATAGAAAAAGGCGACTACGATTAATGCTGTTAAATGAATTGTTCGAAGCCGGAACCAAACATGTGACATTCTGCTTTGGCAGAATGAATCCACCTACCATTGGTCACAAACAGGTATTAGATACCATGAAAAGCCAAGGCGGAGAAATGAAAATTTTTGTCAGCCAAAGTCAAGACAAAAAGAAAAACCCATTGGACTATGCTACCAAGATCAAATTCATTAAGGAAATGTTCCCCCAGTATGCCAAGGATGTTGTAGAGAATGCAGCATTAAACACCATCGGCAAGGTGGCCAGCTACCTACATGAGCAGGGTTACAACGCAGTTACCTTCGTAGCAGGCTCAGATCGCCTAGAAGACATGAAAAGCCTTCTCACACAATACAACGGTGTCGAAGGCAAAGCACATGGTTTTTATAAGTTTGACGTAATTGATTTTGCCAGCAGCGGAGACCGTGAAGACGGTGCCGAAGGTGTAGCAGGAGTCAGCGCCAGCGGTGCAAGAGCAGCAGCAGCTAATAATGATTTCGAAGCATTCCAAGAATCCACTGGCGCAGGCGAGTTGTCCAAACCGTTGTTCGCTGCTGTGAGAAAAGGCATGGGAATCAAGGGCGAAGTAGAAGAAGGCTGGAAAAGCAAAGCTGCTGGTGCAGCATTGGCCGCCGCCAATCTTTTAGGAAGTCCTGCTCAGGCAGCAGAAGAACCTGTTAAGCCTATCACCATTGCCTATGTAATGATTGACGGCGAGGTTAGAAAATATAATTTAGGTGATAAATTCGATAATGCTAGAGAAGCAGAAAAATTTATCAGCGGAGTTTTAGATAAACAAGGACTGCAGGGATATACGTTAAATATCAAACACGGATATCCTAAAAAGAAAGAAGAAGTCAAAGAAGCTCCAATTGAAATGGATCCCAGCGATCCCATGGATCCAATGATATATGGTACTGGCAGCAATCCTGCTAAATTAAAATATCGTATGCTACGTGCTGCTGGTCAATTAAAAGATCTTGCAGCTCGGGCAGAAAACGCCAGTCCGGGTGAATGGCAAATCATGGCTCGTCAGTTTGAAGAACTGAAAATGAACATGGAACAAATTCGTCATGCGCTCGAAGAGCTAGGTAAAATCAAAAGCAAGGGCGGAATACGATCAAGAGGTATTACAGTATGAGAGCCAAAGACATTATACCAGCCAGCCGGCCTAGAAACTTTGTTGCTAAAAATTCTAAAAGCGCAGGTGCTGGCGCTCACAAAGATAAAAAGCGGGCAGAGAAACAGGGCGACACTAAACATAAGAAAGATTTGATTCCTATGGAGCAAGATGTAGCGGAAGGTAAAAGTCTTCAAGACTACATAGAAGCAGGTGTATGCCCTATATGTCACGGAGACATGGTCTCAGAAGACCAACTTGAAGAAGGCAAGAAAGATGCCTGCTATCACAAGATCAAAGCTTCGTCCAAGGTTTGGCCCAGTGCCTATGCGTCAGGACGATTGGTACAGTGTCGCAAAGCAGGTGCTGCTAATTATGGCAAGGGCAAGAAGAAGTGAGAGCATATGAGTTTGTCACTGAGAAGTGGACTAAAAAATATAAAAAGTCCATAAACTGTTCTAACCCCAAAGGGTTTAGTCAACGAGCTCACTGCCAAGGTCGTAAAAAATCAGAAGACATAGCACCCATAGATGAAAATCTGCGTCAGTGGTTCAAAGACAAATGGGTCCGCTTTGGACCAGATGGCAAGATACGTGGCGACTGTGCTAGAGACAGTGAGAAAGAAGGCAAGCCTAAGTGTCTACCACAGAGCAAGGCTCACGCACTAGGCAAGAAAGGTCGTGCCACTGCTGCTGCTCGCAAACGTCGTGAAGACCCCAATGCCAATCGCAAAGGAGCAGCTAAAAATGTCAGAACTAGATGAACTGAAAAAATTAGCTGGTATCACAGAATATCAAGGATATCAACCATATGCTGGCAGTAACATAAGTATAACTGGTAATGAAAAAGGTGAACTTATGAAAAAACATGATATAAGACCAGGCACCGAAGAATGGTTTAAGCTATGGTTTAGTTTGCCTTACTTAACAGGCGAAAAGCCTATTGGAAAACAAAATGGTTGAAATAACACAATCAGCGAAATCAAAGATTATGGATTTGCTGCTAGAAGAAAATAATCCCAAGCTGGCATTGCGCACCTTTGTGCAAGGTGGCGGTTGCAGTGGCTTCAGTTATGGCTTTACCTTTGACGAAACAAAGAACGAAGACGACTTTGAATTTCCTATCAACGAACAATACAACGTGTTTGTTGATGCAATGAGTATGCAATATCTACAAGGTGCTGTTATTGATTACAAAGAAGAAGCCATGGGCAGTCAGTTTGTTATTAGTAATCCCAATGCACAATCTACCTGCGGGTGTGGATCAAGTTTTTCAGTATGAACCCAAACAATTATCCAGTGTATCCAGATGATGACGGATACGACACTCCAAAGAATCCTTATAGCCCAGTATGAGAGCAAGTGAATTTATAGTTGAAAGAAAAAAGAAACGTAAAAAGCCACGTTGGGCTGCTTACGGTCCGGGTCCTTACGGCGGTTATGGCTATGCTGTAGGTTATAGTGGAGATGGTGGAGGAGATGGTGGAGGTGTAGGAGAAAACTTTGCGGATGGCAAGAATCCTCAGGACAAAGGCGACAGCAAACGACACGGCATTAATACCAAAGCATCAGTAAGTAGTCTACGTAAAACTGCGAAACAAGGCGGGCGCAAAGGACAACTAGCGCACTGGCTAGCTAACATGAAAGCAGGTCGTGCTAAGAAGAATAAATAATAGTATGAAAATACGTGAAATTGTAGAATCAGCAACAGCAGGCGCTACCAGTGCTGGTAACGTAGCTATAGGTGCGGTATACAAAAATAAACCCGGAAAAACGGCAAAAAACAAAGACGGAACCGCAAAAAACGCATTAGATCTCAAGGGAACTAATCTGTTAACTGGTGGGTCTTTGGTAAAAAGATAAATACATAATACACTTTTAGGAATGTGAACATGGACTTCAAATCGTTAATCAGCAAAATAGAAAGTATCGACGGCAAAATCGATACTCCAAAAGCACCAGAGCTGCCAAAATCTGTGCAATTAAATGAAGACGCACAACTGCGTGTTCTAAGTGGCCGCACTACCTACGTTGCTGAAGCTAAGAAAAAAGCTGAAGAAGACGTTAAAGAAGCGGACGACATGAAAGTAGGCGATAAGAAAAACATTGCTACTGGCACTGTTGAAAAAACAAAAACAGGCATTGTTCACAAGAGCAGCAAGGCCTATGGTGGCAGTGAAGAAAAAGAAGCTGATGACGAAGACAAGCCAAAGAAAAAAGCCAAAAAAGAAAGTGTAGAACCAGAATTTAAAAGCAAATTCATGAAAATGGTAGAAGCCAAGAAAGATGAAGCTGCTGATAAGAAAAAGAAAATGGCCAAGAAAGAAAAAATGGCAGAAGGATCTAAGCCAGATTTCCTAGACCTCGACAAAGACGGCGACAAGAAAGAGCCAATGAAGAAAGCTGCCGGTGAAAAGGGCGGCGACAAGCCAGCTAGCAAGAAAGGTATGAGCGACAAGCAGGCCAAATACTTTGGTAAGAAAAATGAATCAGTAACAACTTCTAAGAAAGTAGTTGCTGAATCAGTAGAAACAAAATTATCTTTCAAACAAATGGTTCAACTGGTTCAAGAAAGTGGCGGCCAGCAACAAATTGATCCTGTAGACAAAGCTCTGTTTACATGGGCAGAGCGTGTAGCTCGTAACAAACTAGGCGAAGGCATGAAAGCAGACTTATACGCAGGGTTGGTCTATGAACGCAACGGTGGCGTATTTGAAATGTATGATGTACTAAGCGAAGCACAAAAGTAATTCAACCAAAAAGTGTTAAAAAGCCAGTCTATCATTGACTGGCTTTTTTTATGACTATATAATAGTCGTATAGGAGAGAACAAATGTCAAAAATGTATGGACCGGAAGAAAAAGCCAAACTCGAAAGATTAATCAACGAAGGATCTAATGTGCTTCGTGAAGTAGAAGATCTCAATGAAGGTCTTAAAGAAACTGTTAAAGCTGTCGCAGAAGAATTACAAATCAAACCCAGTTGGATCAACAAAGCCATACGTATCGCACACAAAGACAATTGGAAAGACCATGAGGCAGAGTGGAGCGAGATTGAAATGATTCTCGGTGTTACTAAAAAACTTCCTGAATGAATGAATTATTAAAACCAACTTTTGATTGGATCAGAGATGACTGGCACAGCAATCGCTTCCGTTTTGTTGTTGAGCTGCTTGCCTGGGCTGTTAGTATCGGCTGCTCAATCACTATGGCGCTTACAGTTCCCAATCCGCCTTTACTTGTGTTGTATCCTATTTGGATCGCTGGCTGTGCCATGTATGCTTGGGCTGCTTATACTCGGAAATCGTTTGGCATGTTGGCTAACTACATCTTGCTAACCGCAATTGACACATTCGGCCTAGCAAGAATGCTAATTAATTAAATAAAGTAAGAAGGTAGGCGGGCCATAAACCGCACATTGGTATTTGCAAGCCTAAAATTGCATAGGAGAAAAAATGAGTTTCGTGGACGCATACTACGATCGCGACGATGACATGATACGTGTTGTTGAGCGTGACGACAAAGGGCAGAGGCATTTCAAAGACTATCCTGCCAGACATATATTCTATTACAACGACCCCAAAGGCAAGTTCCAATCCATTAAGCGTGAACCTCTTAGCCGTGTAAGTTCAAAGAATGTCAAAGAACATCGCAAAGAACTTGCCATACATTCAAACAAAAAACTTCACGAAAGCGATATTAATCCCATATATCGTTGTTTAGAAGACAATTATCTCAATCAAGATGCACCTAAGCTAAATGTAGCGTTTTTCGATATTGAGGTAGACTTTGATCCAGAACGTGGCTATGCATCACCAGATGATGCGTTCATGCCAATTACTGCGATTGCTGTCTACCTACAATGGATGGAGACCATGGTGTGTCTAGCCATACCTCCCAAAACACTCAGCATGGCAGAAGCCACCAAGCAGGTTGAAGAATTTCCCAATACCATGCTGTTTGACAACGAAGCAGACATGCTAAACACATTCTTGGATCTCATACAAGATGCTGATGTGCTGAGTGGTTGGAACTCGGAAGGCTTTGATATTCCATATACTGTTAATCGTGTTACCAAGGTTCTCAGTAAAGAAGATACCAAACGTTTTTGTCTATGGAATTGTTTGCCTAAGAAACGAGAATATGAAAAGTTCGGTAAAACTGCCACTACATATGACTTCATTGGCCGTGTGCATATAGACAGTCTTGAACTTTATCGCAAGTATACCTATGAAGAACGTCACACCTATCGATTAGATGCTATTGCCGAATATGAACTAGGTCAGAGAAAGACTCAGTATGAAGGCACATTGGATCAATTATACAACAACGATTTTAAAACATTCGTTGAATACAATATCAACGATTGTAAACTGTTAGATGATCTAGATAAGAAACTGAAATTTATTGACTTAGCCAATACAATTGCACACGAAAACACAGTGCTGTTAGCAACTACTATGGGTGCAGTGGCTGTGACTGAACAAGCTATCATCAACGAAGCTCATCGCAGAGGTATGATAGTTCCTAATCGCAAAAAAATGGAAGAGCACGGAGACACTCAAGCTGCTGGTGCCTACGTTGCATATCCCAAGAAAGGTATACATGAGTGGATCGGCTCGCTAGATATTAACTCACTGTATCCTAGTGCTATTCGGGCTTTGAATATGGGTCCTGAAACCATCGTAGGTCAGTTGAGACAGGATGGGACCAAGGATTTTATTGCAGCAGAAATGTCAAAAGGAAAATCATTTGCGTCCGCTTGGGAAGGCATATTTGGTAGTCTTGAATATTCCGCTGTGATGAATCGAGAAGTGGGTCGTGAAGTCACTGTCGATTGGGAAGGTGGCGGCTCGGATACGCTAAGTGCGGCTCAGGCCTATGATCTTATATTTGACAGCAATCAACCTTGGATGATCTCAGCCAACGGCACTATATTCACATATGAAACTGAGGGTGTTATATCCGGACTGCTAGCACGTTGGTATAAAGAACGTAAAGAAATGCAGGCCAAACTGCGAGAATGTATCCAGGCCGGCAACAAGATTGAAGAAGAATACTGGGACAAGCGACAGTTGGTCAAGAAGATTCTACTAAACAGTCTGTATGGTGCAATTTTAAATCCAGGCTGTAGATTCTTTGATAACAGAATTGGACAGTCCACAACTCTCACCGGAAGACAAATTGCCAAACACATGGCATCAAAAGTAAACGAAATTATCACTGGAGAGTATGATCACATCGGTCGAGCAGTAATCTACGGTGACACAGACTCTTGTTATTTTTCAGCGTATACTACCTTGAAAAAAGACATTGAGAAGGGACTGATTCCCTGGAACAGAGAATCAGTGGTCGAACTTTACGATACCATAGGAGATACGGTCAATGGCACATTTGTCAAATTCATGCAGGACGCATTTCATGTCCCTCGAACCAGAGCCGAGGTCATCAAAGCAGGTCGCGAAATTGTTGCAAGCAAAGGACTGTTCATCACCAAAAAGCGATACGCAGTTCTCTACTACGACAAAGAAGGCAAACGAGCAGACACAGAAGGCAAACCAGGAAAAATTAAAGCGATGGGGCTTGATCTCAAGCGTTCAGATACCCCGGTTGTTATACAAGACTTCTTGAGTGAGGTGCTGACTAAGACACTAACTGGTGTGACCAAAGAAGAGATCCTGCAATATATCACTGATTTTCGCACAGAATTTAAAACTCGACCGGGTTGGGAAAAGGGCTCGCCTAAGCGAGCCAACAATATCACAGAATACGCTGCCAAAGAAAAAAAAGCAGGCAAGACTAACATGCCCGGGCATGTTAGAGCTTCATTGAATTGGAACACTCTCCGGCGTATGATGGATGACAAATACTCCATGCAGATTGTAGATGGCATGAAAGTAATTGTATGCAAGATCAAAGACAATCCTATGGGGCATACTTCCGTGGCCTATCCTGTGGATGAACTGAGATTGCCGCAGTGGTTCAAGGATCTTCCTTTCAACGATGCAGAAATGGAAACCACTGTGATAGATGAGAAGTTAGGAAACCTTATTGGTGTTTTGGAATGGGACATCAGTTCAACAAGGTCGGATAATACATTTAACAAACTGTTTGATTTTGAGTGATTTCTAGGTTGATTTTTTCTCAAGATCTAAATATAATCTTAATATACAGGAGAATTCTTAATGAAAGATATTTTACAAGACATCGTTAGCCACACACAGAACCTCGGCTTCTTGACCACAGTTAAAGTCACAGGCACAGACAAAGGCACAACTATTAACTCAATGGCAGATGACCGTTCAGTGATCATGGAAGCAGAAACTGCTAATCCGTATCCAGATATGATTGGTGTGTTTGGCATGCCGCAACTGAACAAGTTGAAATATCTGTTGGAAGGTGCAGAATACAAAGAAGGTGCAAAGATCAGTATCACCACAGCAGAACGCAATGGCGAAACTTTGCCAGTAGGTCTACACTTTGAAAACAAAGACGGCGACTTCAAGAACGACTATCGCTTCATGAATCAAGAAATCATCAATGAAAAGATGAAGACTGTGAAGTTTCGTGGTGTTAAGTGGGATGTTGAAATCGAACCATCAGTGACTTCTGTGATTCGTTTTAACTTTCAAGCAGGTGCTAACTCAGAGCATCCCACATTCCTTGCTAAAACTGAAGGCGGTAATCTTAAATTTACATTCGGTGATGCATCAACACACGGTGGTGAGTTTGTGTTTGCACAGAATGTTGCAGGCAAATTAGATCGCGGTTGGACTTGGCCAGTTGCTCCGATCTTGAGCATACTTAAGATTTCAGATACCAACACTGCTAAGATGTCGTTGAGCAATGAAGGTGCTATTCAGATCACTCTAGATAGCGGACTAGCAACTTACAAATATATTATCCCAGCACAGGCTGCTTAAATGAAACCACCAGTTAATCTAACACCATTACAAAAGGACTATGCAGTATATCTGCCGGCAATTAGTTCTTTTTATTCTACCTATGTTGCAAAACAGCGACTAGAAGAGTTTGTACCAAAGGATCGTATTCCTGCAGGCTTTGATCAAGGAATTGAAGGAATGAACTTTCTTAATCCAGATCAAGGATACTTTACCTATAAGTATGCTCTGTATTCAGCAGGACACGCTCAACTTGATGTTATCAAAGCACAGGATCAAGAATCCATGATACAACAGCGTGATCGCGGACAAACAATGATTTTAGGCGACTCCGGTGGTTATCAGATCGGTAAAGGTGTTCTCAAGTTTGATTGGTTGAACTTTGAAGGTGCAGAAGCTACCAAGACACGTCAAAAGATTCTTGAATGGCTAGAAGCAACTGCTGATTGGTCAATGATGTTAGACGTGCCTACATGGGCCTGTGATCA